CCTTGATTGTGGGTTATCGTCCACGTTGCACTCGCTGAACTCTGATCATGAACTACAGTAGTATTTGTAGCAGGACCAGCGGGGCCAGTAGCCCCAGTAGCACCAGTAGCGCCAGCAGCGCCAGCAGGTCCTTGCGGACCTGTTGCGGTCTCAGTCAAAACTATAGTTGGATCGGTCTCAACAGTTAGAGTATTGAGTGCGTCCGTTTCAACAACTTCTGACATTACCTAGTAACCTCCGGTGTTATACTTACATTACCTTGTACTAATCTTGTAACTGCTCCGGCTGAAGTTATGATTTCTAAATCATAAACACCAGTATCCGGGGCAGTTAAGGCAGTAGTTACAGAAGACGCGATTGTAATAACAATCTTGCCAGCAGCATCTAAAGTTATATCACCAGCAGCGCTAGTCAAATCAACTAAAGCAGAAGTAGCAGCATAACTATTACGAATTTGCATTCTGCCAGTATGAGTACTCAAATCTACCAGACTACCGCCAGATTTGTATGTAAACGTTCTTTGGAATGTTTCGCCCTGATTTACGATTAAATTGTAACTAAAAGCCATACACTGATTATACCACCATAGTAGTTTTTTACCAAAAGCTAATCAAGTGTTATATCTAGATCATTCGCCTGGATGGTAAAGGTGTCTCCCGAGGCAGCGACAACGTTAGACGAAAGAGCACCATGAATCAAAAGATTCCCAGCAGACACATGATCATAAACAGCAACATGCGTTACAGTAACAGCCGGCATGCTAGCAAATGATACACTAGACGAATTCGACACAGTTCCACTAGCAGCAGCACCAAACGTCACCGCTTGTCGTGTGACATTTACTTCTGCACCGCCAGAACCTGCATCTGTGGGGCTACCCACGAATAACGTCAGATACACCGTTGCAACCGGTGTATATGACGTATTCCTCAATGCATGATCAAGGAGCTTGTTTTCTAAATAATTAGATAACCCCGACATGATTTTTCCTATCGCCTACTCGCCGTAGTGCGCTTTAACCTGTGCTTGGGTAGCCGCTTCAAACTGGGTCGTTGCCAAAAGCTGCTTTGCGACTTTAGCACCGACCAGTTGGTAAGGGTGGTCCCTAGTGAAATCAACCTCTCCAACGGAGTAACCATATCCATGACGCATAAATAGCATCTGGTCACCCGACGGTGCTGCTGCAGCCTTCTTGGGCGCAGCCTTCGCAACAGGAGTGGTTTCGACTTCGGCATTCTTTAAATCTTCAGTTGTAACTACATCTTTTTTATCAGCCATAATGAATATCTTACCACATTATATAAACAAACGCAAAAAAATAGAACACCCCCGGGAGGCATCGAAGCCAACCCGGGGGTATCCTGGTGGTGGTTTGTGATTTAAAACCGTTATTATATACGCAGGCTCGATCAGGTCCGGAGCTTAGTGTCCTTACAGATCACGTATGCTTCAGCGTTCTCGATGTTCTGAGCAACCCTGTTGTACTGCGTGTATTCAATCGTGTCCTTCTTCGGCTTGAACTCACGGTAAACCGTGATCTCACGCTGAATACCAACAATATGATTGTTGGGGAAGGTCAAGATAATATAGCCGTGGTTGCCAGAGGCACCACTATAACTACCGGCGACAGTCTCTGGCATGAGGGGAACCTCTACCAAAGGAATGCCGAACGGAGCAAGCCCCGTTGAACCGGGACCTCCGTTAGGACCACCCGGGTTGCTATAAAGCCTATCACCCATAGTAGAACCGGGCGAAGGCGCACCAGCGGTGGCATCGGTTGCAGAATTAGGATTCTGCAATGTGTAGATAGTGTCCTGCACAAGGCCTGGACCACTAAAGTACCGCAACTCGTTACGACGCTGCAAGTACTTGTTCGGCATCTTACGCAAAACTGCGTCGAATACCGAACGGCTAATATTTGTTTCAGTAGCATGTGTAACACCACTGGCCGTACCCAGCTTAACAAAGCCGTCCTGCGCCTTAAGCAGCGCATTGCTGCTTGTGGTATCACCATTAATTAGAAGGTCATCCATATCGTTCGACGTCTGACGCGCCATAACCTGAGCGATATGATCCTCCAAGGAGTCACCAGCAATGTTGTCCTCAAGGGACTCAGTGCTGACCTCCCAATCCAACCGGAGCTTAACTGTCGTTAAAGCGACCTTAGTAAAGGTCACGGCAGAATTAGCACCCGTATCAGAAGCCTCAGTTGCTTTTGCGAGCAACCGCGATCCAACTGACAACTTATCGATTTCCATAGAAGGATTGCTCATACGAACAACCCTAGACTGCTGCATAAGAACAGACTGATCGATAACGAAGTCAAGAAAACGGTTGGCCTGAGCGGGCTTTAAAATACCGCCAGAAGCCGCACTAACAACAGAGGTAGTAACCTCATTTGCTTTTTGAAGTAATTCTTCGTTAGCCATTTATAATTTCCTCCTAAGACTCGTATCCAAGAGACTTAATCAGATCCTGAGGAAGGAATAGGTTGCCCCAAAATGATTCGGGAGCGCTCTGCTCTGCAGTCTTAGCGACTGTTTCCTCTACTTCATCTGTCTCATCAACACTCTTTTTAATTGCACCAGCATTCTCAACGGTTTCAACACGAGTGTTGATCACATCAAGACTATCGGTGACTGATTTTGTGGACTCATCAACCTTAGCTGTGAGTTCGTCCTGCTTCTCAGTCATTGCATTAATGGCAGAGGCCAATTTCTCTTCAATCAAAGTTTCTACCTTTGTGGCAGAAGCCTCGGAATGAGAAGCTAGCTTTTCATCAATGACAGTTCCTAGAGCTGCAGTGAGTTCATCGATATTCATATCAATATCATCTCCTTCATTGATTTCATCTGCCATAAGTTTAATCTCTTCCACTTCAGCAGTATTTTTTTCTACAGCGTCTTCATCAGAATTAACAACAACATCCGATTCCGCATTAGCGGGATCAGACATCCATGTCAAAAACCTCTGAAGAAGCGAGATCTTTTCTTCCAACTCAGCGCCCTCAAATACCCCGCCAATTGACGGGGTTTCATCAGACGTAGTTATAACGTCCGTATCTTCCATGTAGGTAACCATATCAGAATAATTCTTATTATGCAAGTCTTTCACGACATTACAGCTACAACCATCGTCCTTCACAATAGTGCAGTGGCATTCACCACAATCACATGTCGATCCAGAACATTCAGTTTTTTCAATTACATCATCTTTAATACAAACAATTGTATCACCAATTTTATTACATTCAATTTCATCAATTGCGAGAGCGTAAGACAAGCCCTCATCGTCGGACTTAATCAACGTGATGTTAGCAACTGGGTTTGCTGGATTATCCACCAAACTCAACTCACCAAGTTCATACTTGGTAACTACACTAACAGGCTGACCACGAAACTTTCTTGTCTCGTCATCCTTGCGTTCGAGAATTCGACCACCGATAGAGAACGCACCAAGGGTGCCATCCAAAACCTTCTGCCAAGTATCCTCTGCCCCCTTTGAGATATAAGCAGAAACTTCCACACCTTTATAGATGGTTCCATTTTCATTAATCTCAACGGGACGATGGCCTACAGCCTTACCTACAGCCAGAGGCTGGTGCATCTCGCGTATGTTCCCCTGCCAATTTTTAAATGCTGTCATAGACGCGCTGAAATCAACGACATCTCCTGACTTATCTACATTATCAGCAGTGGCCACACCAACTACAACCCGCTCTTCATTTTTAACTAAAGAGATAGGGAAGATTAGTTGTAAATTTTCGCCATGCATATTATTGCCTCCTTATGAAGCTATGGGGACTATTGTAACATATATCTGATTTAATTACAATAAGTCTTAACCCACAGCAAAAACGGCCAGAGTAACAGACGCAGTGATAACCTCAAATTCAGTATAATCACCGGGAATGCAAACGTACTCTGAGCCGCCAGCAGGAATCAACACAGACACAAGGTCATTAAGCTTAACCGTGACATCAGTCGATGCATGAGTATTATGAAAATAAATACCATCAGTATGATGACCTAAACTGATTTTTGAATCAGCACTAGTCACAGCGATATTTGAATATGTTATACTACTATTTCCGTACATTTCGTCCTCCTATTTTTCTTGTTCACGAACCCCGTCCGTGTCTTGCGCTGAGCCTCTTTCATTGCTGGCCTCGGGATTCGCAGAGTCATCTCCATTAGCGGGGGTATCA